GGAGAAACAGACAAACATTGTTTAGATTGTCTTTCATTCGCTGCTTCTTCTCCATATACAAAACAAACGCTTCCAGGCTTTCCAAAATCAGGCGGTAGTAGATGTTTTGTTGGTAAAGGAAACATGTATCCAGTTTTGACTCCCAATGGATGGAAATCAATGACCAAAATGGTTCCAGGTGATTTGGTATTAAGCCACAAAGGGAAATGGAAAAAAGTAATTGATGTAATTCAAGAAAAATGTATTGATGAATATATCTATAAAATTACCATCGATTTAATGGATTCTGAAGGTCGGAATCTCTCATACCTAATGTTGGATGATCATCGATCAATTGTATTAAATCAATGGAAAATGACAAAAGAACTCATTGTCGGGGATAATATATTAGTTGTAGGACATCCATGTAAACATTGTGGTAAAACAATTGATTATGGTGATCCCCGAGCAATAAATTTTGAATATTGCTCCCGAAAATGTAGTTCGTCGCATGAAGATCGTTGGGCAAAAGGCAGAGAAAAAAGTGGAGATAAAGGTATCAAAGCATTAGCCAAGTGGAGACGAAATCCTATTAATCTAGCTCAAATCGTAGAAATTGGAAGAAAAGCATTAGCCAAAGTTCACCAATCTCGTATTGGGAAAACATATGAAGAGTTATATGGAAAAGAGAAAGCAGACGAACTACGTGTAAAATGTACAAAGAAAGCCCATGAAGTTGTTCGATCCATGATTAAAAAAGGACACAAACCATTTTTGAAATATTTTCATGGAATGACAAAAGAACAACGATCTGAATTTTCCAAAAAAGCAAGAGCTTGTCTTAAACATTCCGATTATATCAATTTGTTGGTTGCTAGAATTGCAAAAGCAAAAATTGAAAACAAGATGTATTATACCAACGTTGAGAAAGAATTCATTAAAATATTAAACGAAATGGAAATAAAATGGGATTCCGAAGTTATGGTCGGTGGAAGATTTTATGATTTTTATTTGACCGATTATAATGTATATATTGAATGTGATGGTGATATGATTCATGCAAATCCAAAATTTACAGATTATTCCACTTTAACCAGTTTTCAAATTCGTCAAATTAAAATTGATGAAAAGAAAAATCAAATTATTAAAAATACGAACAATGTTCTATTGAGATTTTGGGAAGATGATATTAAAAATCATCCAGAACAAGTTAAAAATACCTTGAAACTCTTTTCAAAAAACCATGATGGATTGTTCAAGGGTAAATATGTTAAGATCTTGGGAGTTGAACGATTAAATAAAAAAGATGTTGGTTTTCATAATATTGTTTCTTTAACAGTAGAAGATCATGAATCATATGTAACGAGAGGCGGTCTTATTGCACATAACTGTTTGAGCAATTGTTTGTGCCGTCTCGACTATGCTTATCAAGGTAATGTAACGCAGTCAGATTATAATTCATTTATATTGAATAGTAAGAATTATGATCGTTCAAGACCAATACCAACTGAAACTCAATATTCTCAGTTGATGGGAATGCGAGATCAATTCTTCTATAATCGTTACATGTATGAATTGACAAAAGATCCTTCTTATCAAGTCAAATATACGGTTAATCAAGATGAGTTTAATGCTTTCAAAAAAGCAAGTAATCTTTACTTTCCAGTGTATTTTAATACACGTCAGAACCTCATTGATGTAAAAGACTTCAATTCGAATATGAATTTTGATCTGGTCGATGACGTGTCTAATGTAGTCGTTGGACAAGTTCTTTCTGTATTCAGGGGGACTAATCAGTCCTATATGGTAGTCCAGGAAGTAGGCCAAGATATTCTTGCAAAAGGAATTGACGGAATAACATATTCTATCAATCCAAGTAGGAATGTTATTTTTGGAGAAAAACGATGAATGTAAATTTTGATTCGGGAATTCAACTTCTTGAATATGAAATGGGGCAGATGTCTTCTGCTCATAAATTCGTTTCAAGATTCGGATCGCCTGGACGTTATATTTATGTGTATCCAGAACTTAACATGGATACTTTGTCAAATGGCGGTCGTCTAGCTTATCAAAGACAGATGATAAAGGCCAGAGGCTTTTTCAATAAACTCAGAATGGCTTTTAATGCTACTGGTTTTCAAGTGCATCCTACCTCATGGTCAACGGCATTGATCAATATGAGAAATCGCGACGGATTGAACATGATGTTACATGTAGATGTCTCTAAACAATCTGTCATGTCATATCGTCAGTCTTCTCCGGGCACAAGTCGATGGGCACAAGTCAATAACTTCAAACGGAATGGCGTTTATAGGAGTCGGTAATGTCTGACAGTATTAAAGAGAAATTGACAGCCCTGGGTTATTCAAATACTGAAATCGAGGATTTCCTTAAATATTATAACTATGCCATTGATCATAGTTATAAATATCCGTTGGAATATGCCATGTTAAAGATAACAATTTGACAGTTGTTTGGACCTATAGCTATGATAGTGATGTAAATCAAATCGGAGTGTAAATGATCATGAAGAAATTTCTTGAAACAATGTATGAAGTCACTAACTTCAAAGAAACCGAAGTTGGTGGAGTCAAGAAATGGATCATGAGCGGTAAAGCTGCTCTTGCAGATAAACCTAATGGCAACAACCGGATTTATCCGAAAAAGGTTTTGGATACTGCAATTACTGCATTGCAATCACGCATCGAAAAGGGTGCAGTGAAAATGTCATTGGATCATCCCGATTGGATGGGAAAGAATGCCGATTGTGCGGCAATCATGACCAAACTCACTCCGGTTCAGGATGATGGTTATTCCTACTATGAGGCTCAAATCGTAGATACTACGAAAGGAAAGGATCTCAAGGCCATTCTTAATGGTGGCGGCACGGTGGGTGTCTCAACCCGTGGTCGCGGAGCATCGGCATGTGATCAAGAATGGCCTGGATTTCCTGGAAAGTTCGAAGTTATCTCCGAAGGTTTCAAATTGGATACGGTTGATTTTGCTGACAATCCAAGTGTTGGTGAAACCGAAGACGATGTACATCTGGAAAACAAAAAGGGGGACATCATGAAAACTCTGGAAGAACTTCGGAAGGAATTTCCCGAAGCGTTCAAGGATGTAGTCATCGTCAGTGTTGTCGAACACAAGACGTTGACGGATTCGCTGGCTTCAGAAAAGGCCGCGAAGATTACCATCGATGAAACGCTCAAGAAACTGATCGAGTCAATGAAGGCTGTTGTGCCGACGATGTTTGTCACCAACACCATCAGTGAAACCGAAGTGACGAAGGCCAAAGATTCGGAGATTCTCAAGATCACCGAATCTCTGAATACCGTTACCAAGCAACTCACCGACTCCAAAGCGATCATCGATACGTTCGAATCGCAGAAGGTCAAACTCGCTCGGGACAATCAGATCGACAAACTGAAGGCTGAGAATCCCGACTACTTCAAGATGGAACCGCTGGTCAAGAAGTTCGAATCTTGCATCACTTCCGACGAAGTAATCGCAGTATTCAATGCCAATCTGGAAATCGTCAAAGCTGTCAAGGAATCCAGCGGTGCTGTCCAACCGCCGAAGACCAATAACCCCAAGGAACCGGAAGCGAAGAAGCTGAATGATTCTCAGATGAAGGAATTCAACTTCCTCAACGGTCAACGGAAGTCTTCGGGGCAATGCGCGATGACGACCGAACAATATCTTGAACTGAAGAAGTAATCGACAGTCTTTCAAAGGAGAAAGAATCATGCGAACGTTCGTTGATGTTCCTGAGTCCACAATGAAGGACTACGCCCATCTGATCGGTGAAGGTATCAAACATTTCACCGGCAGTAAGGAACTTGGCATTCTCGAAACGAAGAGAATGGCTGTCATGTTGGAGAATGCCGAAGAGACATTGGCATTGCAACATGGTATGGATCGTCATGCCTTCCGTGAAGCGCAGACTTCTACGGGTTCGATGTCCACCTTCGTCAAGACACAACTACCGATCATTCGGCGCGTCTATCCGAATATGATTTCTCGTGAACTCGTTTCAGTTCAGCCGATGACGCAGCCCACGACGAAGTTGTTCTACTATGACATCAAGCGCGATGACGCAACGTCTCTCGCCGATGGCATTCATGACAAACGGACGTATGCGAACAACGTTGAATACAATCCCGATAGCGCGACGGCCATCAAAGAAATCAATCTGACTCTCACCGACAGTGACGTTTCGGCAACGGAAAAGAAACTGAAGGCGAAGTGGACGGTTGAAGCTCAACAGGACATCATGAATTATCATGGTATCAATGTTGAGAACGATCTTACGGGCGCTCTTGCCACCGAAATCACTCGCGAATGGGACCGGCAGAATCTTCAATCTCTGCTTGATGGTGCCACTGGTGGTGCTGCGACGTTCAATCTGACCGTTCCTGACAGTCTCACATATCAGGACCGGAAGTATTGGATGGAGACGTTGTATGAGAAATTCATCGACGTTGATACCCAAATCTTCAAGAAACGTTACCGCAAGACCAACTGGATTCTGGTTCCGGCTGACATTGCTGGTTTCATCGAAAAGATGGCCGGTTTCCGCAGCGATGGTGCCAATCCAGAACAACAGGTCATTCAAACTGGTGGCCGTTACTTCATGGGTTCACTGAATTCTCGGTGGCGCTGCTACTGTGATCCATTCTTCCCGTCGAACAAGATCCTGATGGGTTACAATGGAACGGGCGATTGGTTGGATACGGCTGCTGTGTTTGCTCCGTATATCCTCGCCTACTTCAGTGACACTTTTACTGATCCGAACACCTTCCAAAAGGTGCGTGCGATCCTGTCACGGGCCGCCTTTAAGGTCGTAGTTGGCGACCTCCTTGGAGTCATAACGACAGTAGGTAGCTAATCTCCTGGGGGTTGTAACTACCAAGTTACTACAACGTGGGGAGTGGAGAAATCCACTCCCCACTTGTTGTATAATGCGTCTATGAAGATGGTCAAAATTAAATACACAGATTTCTATGAGAAAACCGAGATCAAATTATTCGATCTTAATTTCGTTAAAACATTTATAAGAAATACCTGGACAAATGTACCAGAAAATGTCGCACAACGTTTGTTGCTTACCACTCAATTCATTGATGAATTTGCAATTGAAAATACAAGAAAAGCATTAGTCCAAATCCCAAATACTCCAAAACAAGTACTTAAAACTATTGCAATGAAACGTGGATGCGCTCTTGGTGATCTCTTTATGCTTTTGCCAATTGCTCGTTATATTAAACGAATATGGAATTGTCAAGTTCATTTAATTACAAGTCCACAGTATGTTGAAATATGCCGAAGATTTAACAATGCATTTGATATGGTTTTTCCTGTTCACAATTGGTCAAAATCGAGGTATGATAGAATTCTATACTTGGATGGCGTTTTGGAATGTGATCATTCTGTAACAAACCATCAACGACAAATGCATCGGATTAGTATTTTTGAAGAATTCTTAGGAATCAAGTGTGATGTTTATGATTTTTCACTTTTCCTTAATGATTATGAAATCAAAAAAGCGGAGGCGATTCTAAATGTTACTCAGAAATAAAAGTAAATTGCCACAGATCATTGATTTGCCTTCGCAGATTATTCCGGCAACTATTTATCCTGGAATGATATTTGACAGGAATGTCGTTACTGGACCAATTGACGTTGAATCATTTGAAGAATTCGATCCAACACAATTTACAAATGCTTCCATTGTAGGACTACATCGAAAATATGCTTTGGGTGATCTGATTCAATTGGTTCCAGCCGTTCGTAAATTCAAACAATATTATAATATTGGCAAAATTGTTATTTTCACAAAAGAAGAGTTTGTTTCGATTCTGAAGTTCGTTTACAAAGATATCATCTGGAGAACCGAAGATTCATTTTACAACGACATGACATTCAATGTTATATTTAATCTGGATGGTGTTCTGGAAAAAGATCATTCTGAAATCAACAATGAACGGCTTCTTCATCGCGTTGAAATATATCTCAGAACACTTGGGATATACGATCCAATTCAACAAAGTGATATCGATTTTTCAATCACAGATTTGGTTGCTTCC